TACGCGATCTGGCCGACGAGTAGGACTTCATCCACGCTGTCTTGCGCCTCCAGCAGGGCGAGAGCCTCTTCCGACATTGCGCCGGAGTCAGCTCGGCCATTAGCCAGATCCTGCAGGAAGTCGCGTAAGGACTGGCACTTGGTGGCCAGCCTGCGGGGAAGGGATAGGGAGCTGGTGAGCGGCCCCATCGTCACCTTGATGTGGTGAGTGGTGCTGTCATTTTCGACGTAGACCTGCGCGTCCAGCGATGTCTCGGGGCGCTGGAGTTTGCACGTCGCGGTGCCGCCGTGCTCCAGCGTGCGCTCCAGCACCATGATCCGACTCAAAGGGATAGTGAACTCGCTCATTCAACACCCCCTAGAACGGGAATGGCCTGAGCGTTGCCACGTGGTGTGGCCACGATATGGAGACCTGTTCGGAGCTGGAATGCCACCAGTTGGGCGGGGCGGTTGCAGGTCATTGGGTGCAAGTAGACCTTGCACGGAGGTGTGCGCTGTGCGTTTGGCATGTCTGAACCTCAGTGAGAGAGAGGGTGCGGTCCAGACAATACTCAAACGAATTATTCGGGTCAATACCTTTTCGAGATGGATCTATTCGGGAACGATTAGAAAATCTCCACCTTCGACACTACAACGCCACAAATCGTGGCGTCGGGTGGAAGTTCAATGATCGGATCCGGCCACGAGGGGTTGAGCGGCTTCAGGAACTGGCGGTCTCCTTCGATAACGAGCTGCTTGAACGTGGCTTCTCTACTATCGGCAAGCTTGGCGATCACAAGGGAGCCGTTCTCATACTCTTTCCCAGGGTCGACAAAAATAATGTCTCCTTCCCTGAAGGACCTTCGTTCGTGCGGGTTGAACATCGACAAGCCTCGCACCCTAAGTGCGAATGTCGAGCTGCTATGCGATACCGCGCATGGTAACCAAGCCTCCGCTTCATGCATCTCCAGCGGTTCTTGCATTTCGCACCAAGCGCCAGCCTGCACCCAGGAGATCAGCGGTACAAAGCCGCGAACGTGTGGGCCTGGTTCGACGTTCGTATGTGGCGCGACGGCAACAGGGTTGCCAGCTTCACCCTTCCAGAGCCACTCAGTTGTGACGCCCAGCACTTTGGCAATGCGCTCGACGTTTTCCTGCCGGGGACTGACCGATGTCCCTGAGAGGATTCTATGAATTGTTGGCTGTGGGACGCCGGAACGCCGGGCGAGCTCTCCTCCTGACAGACCAAGCTCGTGCATACGCTTTGCTATGCGGTTTCCTATCACTGGTAACGACTCTGATTAGTTTGCGTATCGCTAGTGTATTGCTCTCGCCTATTCGTTTGGGTAACATCAGGTTATTCGCTAACGAATAGGTTGCATCATGTCCATTCAAGAGATGCTTCGAGCCCTAACCGCACAGGGTTTTTCACAGCGTGCGATTGCTGATCGGGTCGGGGTGACACAGCCGACGATCTATCGCGCGACGAAGGGGGCGGCAGTCCGCTATGAGGTAGGCAAGGCTATCGAGGTTTTTTACGGCGAGCAGGTCCAACAGGAGGAAACAGATCAAAAGTAAGAACGCTGAGCCAGGACTCTCACCTCCCGGCCCAGCTATGAAGGTGTAACACCATCACTCCCGTCACCCGGTGCCCTCTCTCACAAGTTCAGCCGGATGACTATTACCGAATGCAGTACACGCACAGCACAGCGCGGATTTACGCACAGCACGACGGTCGTGGTCGTAGGATAGGTCTTACCTGATCCTAAGGCTACACCGTAAACCGAGGATTTACGGTTATGAGCAGGATTGATCTTTTGCCGGGCGCTGGCCCGGTCCTTAATTTGCGGCAGGCGCTCTACCGCTCAGGTCGTGACTATCACGGCGGTATTACCCGTTTGGCCTTCGACATGGGGCTTGAGGTCGATACCCTCCAGAAGAAACTGCACCACACCGACGACCGCCGCTGGCCAACACCTGATGAGCTTGAAGAGATCGTGCAGTGGACTGCTGATCCGCGCCTGCTAGACGCGTTGATTCGACCTGCAGGCGCGGTCTGGTATCGCCCCGAGCCGGTGCCTGCCACCAACGATGCGCTGCAGGCAGTTGCGAAGCTGCTCGACGAATCGGGGCAGTTCGTAGGTAGCCTGCATGATGGCGCCTCGGACAATGTCTGGACTTTGCCCGAGGTGTTGGATCTGGAGCAGCGCGGCATGGAGGTTATCCGGCAGGTGCTAGCCATCATGGCGGGTGCGCGCGAGGCCATGGAGGACGAAGCTCATGGCTGACGCCGTCGATTTCGCCAATGACCATGCCGAGTACTTCCTCCAACTTTCACTACAGCGCCTTGCACGACTTCCTGTAAAACCGAGCGCGCAGTTCTGTGAGGATTGCGACGAGCCTATTCCTTTGGCCCGTCAGCAGTCGGTCGCAGGTTGCGAAACCTGCGTCGACTGCCAGGGGTTGCGGGAGCGCCGCAGATGAGCGGGCGCCCAACTCCTTCCACAGCTGATTGGGCGCGGCGTTACATTGAAACCTTCAACCTGGCCCTGGTTCCGATCGAGCCAGGCGAGAAGGGGCCGAAGGGTAAAGGTTGGAACCAGCCCGGTCGCTACTTCACTGTTGCCGCTGATGCCGAGGCGTTCTGGACGAAGCGCCCGAGTCACAATCTAGGGGTGGTGCTCGGGCCTAGTCGTGTCTGCTCATTGGACGTTGATGACGTCGAACTGACGCGGCAGGTCATGCAGCAGACGCTTGGGCTCGACGTTGACGCCCTTGCAGACGCATACCCGACCTCCGTAGGTAACCCTGAACGCTTCCGTGTGATGTTCCGCGTCCCCGAGGGCGTGGAACTGAGTCGCCACGCCCTGGTTTGGCCCAACAAGAACGACCCCGATGGCACCATCTACAAAGGGCTAATGGTGCAGGTCCAAGCAGCGGTAGACGCGGAAGATGCCGACCGCGAAGCGGCTTTCCGATTGGCGGCTGAGCCCTTCAAGAAAGTGACCGTCTTCGAGTTGCGGGGCGGCCTGGTACAAGACGTGCTTCCGCCCTCCATCCACCCTGGCACGGGTAAGCCCTACACATGGCGCACTGCGCCAGACGCTGGCGGCTTGCCGGAGCTCCCGCCTGAGCTGCTGGCGATCTGGCAGGGGTGGGACGAGTTCAAGCCCAAAGGGGAGGCCGTTTGTCCGTGGAGGCCAAAGCCGGTTATGCCCGCGGCTCGCCCCGTGCCAAGGCCATCACCACCAGCTGCTGCTCGATCTGGTGACAAGCTCCCCGAGGTCATCCCGGAATTCAACCGCATCCATGACATCGCGACGATGATCGAGGCGCATGGCTACAAGCGCATCGACGGGAAGTGGCTGAGCCCACACAGCAGCTCCGGCATGCCTGGGGTGACGATCACCGATGGCAAGCTCTTTTCCCATCACACGTCGGACCCGCTGGCGAACGGACACAAGAATGATGCCTTCGATGTGTTCTGTATTTTGATGCATGGCGGTGACCAGCGGGCCGCCACCAGGGCGGCTGCTCAGATCCTTGGCATTGACGCCAAGTCTCGCCCTCCAATGCCGCCGCCGCTGGGTGAGCTTCCCCGCGCCCCATCTGTTGCCGAGCAGGCCGGCCAAGGCACAGCCGGCGTTGACACTGACGGATCTGCTCCTGATTCAATCGAGGCCAGCCCGGCCGCCTCCTCGGCCGACGGGGGGGAAGGGGGCAGCGCGCTGGATATTGAAGGCGCACTGCGGCGGTTCGCGCTGATAGAAGGCACCACGCAAGTATGGGACATGGACAAGGCGAAGCCGATGAAGAAGTCGGCTTTCGAAGCGCTGGTGGGTAAGCCGCTGGCCAAGGCATGGCTGGAGTGTTCCGAAAGAAAGCTGATTGCCCCTGAGCAGGCGCAGGAACTCGATGAGGCGCGGCGCCTGGCAAGTAAGAAGGGCGGGGCGCTGAAGCTAGATCCCATCGAGCGCTACGTCTACATCGACGGGACCAAGGATGTCTGGGACCGAGAAAAGAAGCGTCGGATCCCAGAGGGGGCCGTGAAGATGGCATTGGGGGATGAGTACAAGTGGTGGTTGAACTGTCGAGAGCGGCGGGTGGTGGACGTTGATCACATCGTGTTCGACCCGACGATGACCAAGGACCCGAACGTCTACATCAACACCTTTGAAGGGCTGCCCCTGGAACCGGTACGGGATGATGCTGCATGCGAGAACCTCCGATGGCTGATTTCGTTCCTTTGCAACCACGACGAGCAGGCGCAGGAATGGCTGGTGAGATGGCTCGCTTACCCGCTCCAGCACATGGGCGCCAAGATGGATACCGCTGTTTTGATGCACTCGATCATGGAAGGGTCGGGTAAGAGTCTGCTGTTCGCCGACGTCTTTGGTCAGCTCTATGGGCAGTACGCCGCGACGGTAGGGCAGACGCAGTTGGAAGGCAGCTTCAACGCCTGGCAAAGCCGCAAGCTCTGGGCAGTGTTCGAGGAGGTTGTCAGTAGGGATCAGCGGTACAACCAGGTCGGCAAGATCAAGCACATGATCACTGGCAAGACGGTGCGTATGGAGTCCAAATTCATCAACGGTTGGGAAGAGGCCAACCACATGAACGCGGTTTTCTTGAGCAACGAGATCATGCCCTGGCCGATCAGTGACGCCGACCGACGAATGCTGGTGATGTGGCCAATGGAGACGCTGCCTGTTGCGAGGCAAAAGGCGATCAGCCATGAGTTGGCCAACGGTGGGGTCGCGGCCTTGTACGGCTGGTTGCTTGCTGTCGACCTGGGGGATTTCGACCAGCGCACTCGTCCACCCGAGACTGAGGCTCGACAGCGATTGGTCGCACTGAGTCGCACAGCTTGGCAGACCTTCCTGGCGTTGTGGCGCACTGGAGAGCTGGGGCGCGGCCTGTGGGGTTGTTGCCTCACCAGCGACGTCTATGCCCTCTTTATCGAGTGGTGCTCGCGCAACAAGGAACACTCCATGAGCCAGACGAAGTTCTCGCTGATGATCAGTGCGACGGTGGAGAAGACGCGGGCTATCCCTTGGACGGATGGAAACAACCGGCGGTTCGCGGCGTTCTTCTTCCCGAGTGATGGTGATCCCTCCCTGCCCCTTTCCTTGAAGTCGGCCGAGCTGGGCAAGAACGTCGTCGAATGGCGCGCTCGGGCAAAGCTGGCGGGCTGGAACGTCGATGCTTGGGACCACGTGAAGGGGCTCGCAGCATGAGTACGCCGGTATGTGTGTCGGGTGTGTTGGGTCTGTGTTGCATTGATATCCGAATGCCTACACAGCGTGAGGCTTTGAATTTTGCGGCGCTGCGGGGTTGCGTGGTGGGTGTGTTGGGTTTGCGTACGCGCGCGCGCAGGCGCGTCATTTATTGGCCGGCTTACAACGGGCAAAGTAGATCCCATGTGAGCCTTCAAAAACTCAACAAACCCAACACAGTCAACACAACTACTAATAATCCATTGATTTTATTGTTCTTTAGGTGTGTTGGGTTTGTGTTGAGTTGGCTAAATGTGTGTTGGGTACTGATTTCGGAGGGATGGCGATGACGGTTGACCACGGTTTGCGCCTTCGGCTCCTGGTGAGACTTGCCCAGCACCAGGTTGATATGGCTCCACTGATCGACCAGGCCGAGCGCCTGCGCCTGGTGGGTGAACTGATGCGGCACTGGGGGGAGCAGCGGGAGAAGCTAGGGTTGGGAGCGAGCCTTGGCAGTCAGATGGGCACGATCATGGAGTGGAAGGGGGCGGCGCCCCGCACCGGCTCATCGGGAGCGCGAATACTGGTCTCGGGTGCTGGGCTGGATCACGCAGCTGCCGAGGTCGATGCAGCGGTCGCCGAGCTTGCCCGTAGGAATGATCGCGGCGTCACGCTGGCCAAGCTGGCCGAGCTGCGTTACCTCCACCGCGCCACGATCAGGGAGCAAATGCGCGAAGTGGGGCTGCAGGAAAACGCCGACCGGACTTATAGGAATTGGGTGAAGGCTCTACATCTTCAGGTGTTGGCCATCCTGGCGGCGCGTTCGGGAAGGGCTCGGCAACAGACCGTTCGTCGGGTAGGAATGCAGCTTGTGTGCAACATCGACGCTACATAGCGACCACATTGTGACGTACCGAAAACCACCCCTTTTCGGTTTTTCCGGTGGCATGTAAAAAGGCGCCACGATATCAAAAGTGCGCTTAAGCGCTTCTGCCACGAATCGGTGCTGTGCAGTGCACCGACTGGTTGATGTACAGAAAACCCAGCCCCTGAGGCTGGGTTCTCATTTCTCGATGTTTAATCCTCGTTTGGCTCTGTCCTCATACCGCCAAAGGAAGAGCGCAAGGGGAATTGAACCTGCGAATGTCAGAAGGCTAATCATAAGCCCATTGCCCAACAGGATTGTTAACCAGTTGACCGGCTCGCCTGGCTGCACCATGGCATAAAGCTCTCGCGCATATATGTGTGTCACGAAGCCCATCAACAGCACGAACCCGCCCCTGTGAATGAGCTGCTTCGTCCGATCGCTTGAGTTCAAGTAGGTAAGCAGGACGCTCAAAGCGGTTAAGAAGTAGCTCGCATAATCCCAAGCCGTTTTTTCCATGGCCAGACCTCACAGAATGTAAGCCTCACAGCATAAGGCACCTCGAAAGGTGCACTCAATAATCATGTCTCGGTTCCCAGCAAAGGAAAGAATGAATGACCAGTGAACAGCAAGCGCTCGCTGAAATGCCGATATGGATGGTGATCGTCCTGTCTTTGGTCGGCGGGGTATCTGGTGAAATGTGGCGAGCGGATAAAGCAGGTGCTCGCGGCTGGGGACTGATTCGACGTCTCGCGTTGCGTTCTGGCGCCTGCGTTACCTGTGGCCTCTCGGCCAACATGCTGTTGTACGCACTGGGCGTATCGGTATGGACCTCGGCAGCGGTTGGCTGCCTGACTGCAATGGCTGGTGCTGATGTCGCAATCAACTTGTACGAGCGATGGGCTGCCAAGCGCCTGGGTCTTGGGCAAGCGGCTCCGCAAACCGGCGAGTCAGCTCAGTGACCCGCCGGGAATCCTGGGCGAGGCCGGGGACCCTGGCGATATGGCCGGGGTACGGGACCGGGAACCCGCGATTCTTTGTTAGCGGACGGTTCACCCGCTTAGTGAACTGCGGTGAACTGGTTAACCCCCTGAATTCATTGGGTGAACTGGACTTTTCGATATGACCCATCTGACGAAATCGGAGTTCGCCGCCCGCAATGGATGGTCGAAATCCTACGTTTCCAAACTGGCCAAGCAGGAGCGCCTGGTGCTGACCGCCGACGGCAAGGTCGACGTCGAAGCCACTGAGGTGCTGCTGGCCGAATCGGCGGATCCGGCCAAGGCGCCAGTCGCGGCCCGGCATGAAGAAGCTCGGATAGAACGCGACGTGCGCAGCCAGCTCCAGCCAGGCCGCGACACACCTGCGGTGCAGCAGCCGGATCCGGCGCCGGGCAGTGGCCACAACTTCCAGCGGTCGAAAGCCCATCGCGAGTTCTACCTGGCGCAACTGGCCGAAGCCGAGTTCCACAAGGTCCAGGGCGACTTGGTCGAGCGCAAGGCGGTGGAAGACGCGGCCTACGCCGCAGGCCGGATGCTTCGCGACCAGTTCTTCGGGCTTGCACCCCAGCTCGCTGCCGAGCTGGTGGGGATGGACGATCCATGGAACATCGAGAAGCACCTTGCCACCGCGTTCCGCCGCGTATTCACCGAGGTCGACAAGATGAGCAGTAACGACCTCGACCGAGCCATCACACAGAGCTAAGCCTATGCCCACCGGATACGCAGACGGTGCCAAGGTGTACCGCGAAGCGTATTGCCGAGGGCTGACGCCTGACCCCGAGCTGTGGGTAGACGAGTGGGCGGACGAGTACATGCGGATCCCGCGTGATACCGGCGCCGCCGAGCCCGGCAAGTACCGCACCGCGCGTACCCCGTATGCCCGCGAACCCATGCGCTGCCTGTCGCCTGCCCACCCCTGCAAACGGGTGGTGACCAAGGTTGCCTCGCAGCTGATGAAAACCCAGATCGCCCTGAACTGGATCGGCGCACTGATCCACATGGCGCCTTCCAACATCCTGACCCTGCTGCCCAGCCTGGCCCTGGCCAAGCGGGTGTCCTCGCGGATTGGCAAGACGATCGAAGCAACGCCAGAACTCAAGGCGCGCGTGGCGGCTAACCGTTCCAGGGATGCCCGCAACACGATGGACACCAAAGAGTTCGAGGGCGGCACGCTGTACGCCACCACCGCTGGTTCGGCTGCCAACCTGTCGGAGCTGTCCGCCCGTTACGTGTATGGCGATGAGGTCGACCGCTGGGACGTCGACGTGGACCAAGAGGGCGACCCGATCAAGCTGGCCGAGGCGCGGGGCAGTACCTTCGGCCGCAATGCCAAGTTCTATTTCTCCAGCTCGCCGCTCATCAAAGGCGCCTCGCGGATTGATGACCTGTTCCTGATGGGGGATCAACGGCACTACTACGTGCCTTGCCCAACGTGCGGGACGATGCAGGTCTTGAAGTGGGATCGCCTGTTGTACTCGCCTGACTTCAGCCGCGTGCACTACCAGTGCGAAGGCGCTGACTGCGACGTGCTGATTGAAGAACATCACAAGGCCGATATGCTGGCGAACGGCGAGTGGCGTGCCCACGCCCAAGGCGATGGTGAAACGGTGAGTTTCCACCTCAATGCTCTGTACGCCCCGCTCGGCTGGCACTCTTGGGCCATGCTGGCCCGCGAGTTCGAGGAGGCAAAGCGCGCCCAGGACCGCGGCGACCTTGAACCCATGCAGGTGTTCTACAACACCCGTCTGGCCGAGGTTTGGGATAGCGCGATCGAGCAGACCAAAGCCGAGGTGCTGCAGGCCCGTGCGCTCCAGGAAGACTACGTGCTGGGCACCTTGCCCGTGGGGGCGCTTGCGCTGACGGCCTCCGTCGATGTCCAGGCCAACCGCCTTGAGCTGATGGTCATGGCGTGGGGCGCCGGCATGGAGCGTTGGGTGGTCGATCACCAGGTGATCCCTGGCGATCCGGCCGATGAGCGCACCTGGGCGGTGCTCGATGACCGCCTCAAGATCCGCTACCGCCACCCTTGCGGGGTAAGCCTGGCGATCCTTGCCACCGGCATCGACTCCGGCGGTCACCACACCCACGAGGTCTACCAGTTCACCCGCGTGCGCCGTTGGCGCAACGTGTTCGCGCTCAAGGGGGCGAGCAAGCCGGGCCGGCCTGTGATCGCTCAGCGTCCGTCGCAGGTCGATGTCACCTGGAAGGGGCAGACCGAACGCAACGGTGCCGAGCTGTGGATCGTCGGTACCGACACGGCCAAGGACTGGATCTACAACCGCTACAGCTTCGAGAAGGGGCCGGGCGCGTTGCACTTCGCCAAGGATCTGCCCGACGAGTTCTTCCAGCAGTGCGTGGCCGAACGCAAGATCGCGCGCTACGTGAAGGGCTACAAGCGTATCGAGTGGGTCAAGAGCAAGGCTGAGCGCAACGAGGCGCTCGACCTCATGGTGTACAACCTGGCGATGGCCAACTTCCTCGGCCTGCACCGGTACGGCGAACACGACTGGGACAAGCTGAGGCAGGCGCTTGCGCAGGCCAGCCTGTTCGATCAAGGCGAGCAGCAGCCAGCCCGGCCCCTGGCCAACGAGTCGGCGCCCGACGACCAGGATGAAGACGATCCGCCGCCACCAGTTGCGTCGGCTCCGGTCAGGCGCCCCGATCCACCCCCGCCACAGCCGGCCCCGAGGGCCGCGCCCCAATCCATGCAACGCCGCAGCTCCAGCAGCGGCTACCTGAAGAGACGCTGACATGGCATACACAAAAGCAGACCTCGCCACCGTCGAGCGTGCGATCGCGCGTGGTGAAAAGATCGTTCGGTACTCCGACCGTACCGTCGAGTATCGAACGGTCGACGAGCTGGTGCAGGCTCGCAACCTGATCCAGTCCGAACTGGTGAAGGCGGCCGGGCCGCGCTCGCGTGTGACTCGCCTCTACCATAGGGGCAAGGGACTGTGAGCGGACGTTACATGTCCCTCGGCCGCTCGGGCATCTTGGTGCCCGAGCGGATCAAGGCCAGCTACGAAGGCGCCGCCGAGGGACGGCGTTCATCGGGATGGGATGCGCCGGATACCGGCGTGAACAGCCTGATCATGCCGGCCTTGCGTAACCTGCGTTCCCGCTCCCGCAGCGCGGTGCGCAATGACCCATACGCAGCCAACGTCATCGACAAGCGGGTCAGCAACCTGATTGGCACCGGCATCACACCGCATCCGCAGCTCACCGATAAAGAGCTACGCAAGGCCATGCAGGTGCTGTGGGAGGACTGGGTCGATGAGGCCGACGCCGATCAGCTCACGGACTTCTACGGCCTGCAAGCCTTGGTCGCTCGCACCGTGGAGCAGTCGGGCGAATGCTTCATCCGCCTGCGCCCGCGCCGCCTGGAGGATGGCTACGCGGTGCCGCTGCAACTGCAATGCCTGGCGCCGGAGTTTGTTCCTCACGACAAGTTCGAGGTGACCCGCTTCGGCAACGTCATCCGCGCCGGGATCGAGTTCAACGGCATGGGCCGGCGGGTAGCGTACTGGTGCTATCGCGTCCACCCCAGCGACAAGTCTTCACTGAATGTCGGCTACAACCAGTTGGTGCGCGTCCCGGCCGAGCAGATGCTGCACATCTTCGAGCCGCTGGAGCCTGGGCAACTGCGCGGCGTTCCGCGCCTGGCGCCGGTCCTGAAGCGCTTGCGCAGCCTGGACAACTTCGACGATGCGGTGCTGTTCCGGCAGGAAGTGGCCAATCTGTTCGCAGGCTTCGTGCACAAACCCGCACCGGAGGGGCGGCCACCGCTCGACCCCCTCACTGGGGCGCCCCTCGACCTCGACCGAGACGGCTTCACCCCCATGGTGGGGCTGGAGCCCGGCACGGTGCAGGAGCTGGGGGCAGGCGAGGAGATTGAGTTCTCTGACCCGCCGGACGCGGGCAACAACTACCGCGACTTCATGCGGCAGCAGCTGATGGCCGCTGCTGCCGGCACCGGCTTGCCCTACGAGTTGATGACCGGCGACATGCAGGGCGTGAACGACCGCGCGATCCGCGTGGTGCTGACCGAGTTCCGGCGCCGGCTGGAGCAGCTCCAGTTCCAGGTCTACGTCCACCAGTTATGCCGTCCTGTGCGGCAAGCCTGGTTGGATATGGCCGTCCTCGCCGGTGTGCTCGACCTGCCGGATTACTCGCAGCGTCGCCGCGAGTACCGGCGGACCCGCTGGGTACCGCAAGGCTGGGCCTACATCCACCCGGTTCAAGACGTCCAGTCCCGGCAGATGGAAATCGCCGCCGGCTTCACCACCCGCAGCGAGACCTGCTTGCGCAACGGTACCGATGCCGAGGTGGTGGACGAAGAGAACGCCACCGATCTCGCCCGGGCGCAGGCCCTGGGTATCAAGTACAGCACGTTGTCGGCGGTCGATGATGATCCCGACGAGAAGGAGAAGCCATGACCCCCTTGAAACCGCTCCGCATCTTCAACAAGGCGCCCGTGCCGCAACCGGAAAACGAGCAGCACTGGTACCGCATCAGCGCCTCGACCAAGGCGGAAGGCGCTGCTGACACCGAGCCAGCGCCGATCGAGATCTACATCTATGGCGAGATCGGTGGCTGGGGCATCACCGCCAACCAGTTCCTCCGCGATCTGAAGGCGATTGATGACGGTGTCTCGCCGGTGCACGTGGCCTTCAACACCAACGGCGGCGACCTGTTCGAGGGGGTGGCCATCCATAACGCGCTGGCCCGCCTGGGCGAGCGCTGCACCGCCCGGATCGATGCCTTGGCGGCCAGCGCAGGTAGCGTTGCAGTGTGCGGCGCTCACCGGGTGGTGATGGCGTCGAACGCGATTCTCATGATTCACAACCCCTACACCTGGATCGAAGGTGACGCCGACGAGCTGCGCCGGGTGGCCGATGTGCTTGACCAGGCGTTCGAAGTGATCATCGCGGCTTACAAGGCCAAATCGCCCGAGATTGACGAAGCCGAGCTTCGGCGCCTAGTCAACGATGAGAGCTGGCTCACGGCGCAAGAGGCTCTCGACCTCGGGCTGGTCGATGAGATCGGCAGCGGCGTGCAGGTGCGGGCCTGCCTGGGCAATGGCGCGGCCATGGCCAGGTACCAGAAAACCCCGCAGCCGTTGCTCGATCAGTTGGCGGGCAAGCCGCCGGCAGAAGACCCGAAAAAGCCGCTTGCATCGACCAAGCCTGAAGTCGCCGACTCCACGGCGCTGGCGCTGATGATCACCCAGGACTGCGCCAAGGCCGGTATCGGCAACCTGGTTGAGACGCTGATCGCTTCGACCAAGTTGGCCGACAGGGCTACGGTGCAGGCCGCGCTCACGAGCGCCAAGGGTGTTCATGACCTCTGCGTCGCGGCGCGGTTGCCTGAGCTTGCGAAGGAGTACGTCGCTGCCGGCCTGGACCCTGATGCGGTGCGGGCGCGGCTGTTCGAGAAGCTTGTCAGCTCCGGCAAGGGCTTCGAGATCAACAACTCGTTGCCGCCGGCCGATGACGATCAAGAGAAGGTTAAGGCGCAACTCCCCAACCCATCCAGTATCTGGGCTGCCCGCCGGCATGCCGCCACGAAAGGAGCATGAACATGAGCACTATCCAACGAGAACCGGTTCACGCCGGGGAGTTTCTGCTGTCCGAAGGCAACGGCCAGATTTCACGCGAGGCGATCAGTGTTGCTGCCGGCCCGGCCCTGGTCGCCGGCCAGTTGCTCGGCTTGGTCACGGCAAGCGGCGAGTTCACCGCCTACAGCCCCGCAGCTGAAGACGGCAGCGAGAAAGCCGTGTGCATCCTGTTTGCCTCGCTTGGCGAGTCGGAAACCGTGCGGCGCGGTCGCGCAGTAGTACGCCTGGCCGAAGTGAGCGAAGCCCTACTGACCGGGCTCGACGCCGACGCTGAGCAGGCCCTGGCAGCGCACCACATCATCCTGCGCTAACCAACACCCACTGTCCCCTCAACCCCGCCTCGAGCGGGGTTCTTACTTTCTGGAGTGCCTCATGGCTGAGATTGCCATTTTTCAAGACGATGCTTTCAGCGTTGCAGCTTTGACTGCTGCTATCAATGAGCAGGAATACGTGCCCGGCCGCTTGGCCGCGCTCGGCCTGTTCCGGGAGGAGGGCGTCACCACCCTCACCGTACAGATCGAGAAGGACGGCGATACGCTCGCCCTGGTGCCGGCCGGTGAGCGCGGCACCTCTGGCCTGGTGGTGGCCGGCAGCAAGCGCAACCTGATCCCGTTCAACACCGTGCACCTGCCGCAACGCTTCGCGATCAAGGCGGACGAGATCCAAGGGATCCGCGCTTTCGGCTCCCTGACCGAGCTGGAGGCTGTACAGGCGGTAGTGAACAAGCGCCTGACCAAGGCCCGTAGCCAGCTGGATGCGACCCACGAGTTCCATCGAATGGGGGCAATCAACGGCAAGGTGTTCGACGCCGACGGGACCTCGGTGTTGCTGGACATTTACAAGGTCTTCGGTGTGCAGCAGCAGAAACTGTCGATGGGGCTCAATGACTCGGAGGCGAATGTCCAGGGGCAGTGTGTGGATGCCCTCGACATGCAGGAGGACGCGCTCGGCAATGTCACCACCACTGGTGCCCGTGCCTTCTGCGGTAAGACGTTCTGGAAGAAGCTGATCGCGCACAAGTCGGTGGTCGATACCTACAAGGGCAGCCAGCAGGCCGCAGCCTTGCGCGGTGATGGGCGTGAGTCGTTCGAGTTTGGTGGCATCAGCTGGGAGCGTTATCGCGGCAAAGTCGGCGGTGTCGCGTTCGTTGCCGACGACGAAGCCCGCCTGGTGCCCGAGGGTGTATCGGAATTGTTCCTCTCGGTTTACGCGCCTGCTGACTACATCGAGACCGTCAACACCGAAGGGCTGCCGTACTACAGCAAGCTCGAGGAGATGCCGTTCGGGAAGGGGGTCGCTGGCGAGGCCCAGTCCAACCCGCTGCATCTCTGCACCCGGCCCCGTGCCGTCATCCGCCTGACGCTCTGATCATGGCCTTCCGGGACCTGATCGACGAAGTGGACGACACGGTGTTCGAAGTCCTGGGCGACACCGCGCTCATCGAGGGCCGCGAGGTGCTGGGGATGTTCTCGGCGCCCTGGCTGCAGCCCAAGATGGGCCGCATCACCACGGCCCTGCGCGAGCCGCACCTGGTCATTCGTGTCGCGGACAATGCGGGCGTTCAGATCCGGCAGAAGGTCGAGATCGATCTGCCGAAGGAGGATGGCGGAGGCAGCTATACCATCACCAGCATCGAGCCGGGTGGTGATGGCCTGGTCAGCCTGGTGCTGAGGAAGGCGCCGTGAGCGTTGGCAGCTATCACAAGGTGTCTTCCAGCACCGGCATGATCACCCTGCAGGCAGTGCCCCAGCAGGTCGCCCAGTTCGATGAGTTCGCGGCGCTGGCCCCCAAGGCCATGGCCAATGCTCAGCGGCGGGCGATCAACAAGACACTGCGCTGGCTGCGTACCCACGTGGGCAGGGCGGTCGCCGTGCAGGAGCGAATCGCCGTGGCCTCGGTGCGGCAGCGTCTGCGGGCCTACCCGGTCGGTGGCGACGGTCGCGGCAAGCTGTGGTTCGGCCTTGATCCGATCGCGGCGAGTCGCGCCGGCCGGCCACGGCAAACCCGCAACGGGGTCTCGGTGGCAGGGCGGCGCTACCAGGGGGCGTTCTTCAAGGCCGTCTACGGGAGCAACCCCGACATCTGGATCCGTACGGCCAGCAAGCACTTCAAGGCGAGCGACTACCCGGCCAGCGAGGTGTCGGGGAAGGGCGGTGCCAGCTCGGGCTGGATCGCTGAGAACGGCAGCCGCTTCCCGCTGGCCAAGGCCATGATCTCGCTCGAGGACGTCAAGCCGCATTTCGAGGCCTGGACCGCGAAGGCACACCAGCGCCTGCTGGAGGTGATGAGGCAGGAGCTCAACTACGAGCTGCAGAAAATGTTGGGGAGGGTTGGAAATGGCTGAGGATCCGATTCCCCTCGAGCGCTTGTACGCGGCGATCGAGGAGCACATCGCGCGGACGCTGCCAGCGCTGGAATACGTGGGCACCATGCCTGACCGGCTCGAGCGTATCGCGATGCCCGCCGTGGTGATTGAAGTGGTGGAGTGGGAGCCCGGCCCGGACCCTGGTACTGGCGAAGTTGGGGTGGAGGCGCGCTTCGAGGCCCGTGTGATTATTGCGGGTGAGGAAGACAACGCCCTTAAGATTACCGCTTTCTCGGCGGCACAGTTGACCGTCCTGTTGAGAATGCAGACGTGGGGCATTGAAGTCGAGCCGGCCAAGTTTGTCCGCGCGGCCCAGGACTGGACACGGCCAGAACTGGATGGGTACGCCGTCTGGGTCGTCGAATGGACCCAGATCATCTACCTCGGCGAGGAAGAGTGGCCCTGGCCGAATCAGCCGCCTGGCCCGATCCTCTGGGGCTTCGTCCCCGACACCGGGCCAGGCAGCGAAGGCAACTACCAACCGCCGGAGGCCATGGAATGAGCTACGCCGCTGCAATGCACGATCGCATGCTGGCCAGCCTGGTAATCCCGTGCCGGGTGGTCGCCGTCGATCTCGCCACTGCGATGGTCCGAGTGTCGGACGGCAACGGTTGGACCAGCGCCTGGGTGCGTTGGCACAGCCAGGCTGCGGGCAAGGCGCGGCACTGGCGAGCGCCGAGCTTGGACGAACAGGGCGCGCTGATCAGTCCCAGCGGCGAGCCCGCCCAGGGCACGTTCGTGCCTGGCCTCTACGGCAATGCCGGCGCTCAGCCGGACAACCGCGACCACGTCGAGGTCTGGCGTTTCGACGACGGTGGTTCCCTGGTCTACGACTGGCAAGCCAAGAGCTACACCATCCAACTGCCGAGCGGGACGGTGACAGTGCAGGTCGGGGCGACCCAGGCGGTACTTACAGACAATGCCATCACGGCCCAGACCGGCAGCATCACTGCTAAGGCCGACAGCATTACCGCCGAGGCCAGCACTATCACGCTGACCGGCGCTGTCACGATCAACGGGCCGCTGATGGTCACCGGAGACATCAACGGCGGTGGCCGGATCATCGACACCGCCGGCAACACGGGAAACCACAAACATTGACCAGAGCCCGCCAAGCGCGGGCTTTTTCATGCCTGGAGGAAACCATGGCCAGAACACAGCAAGCGCCTGATGAGGGCAACGAAGCCGCGCCGGTACCGCGCGGGCCGGTGACCTTCATCGATCAGGAATACACCCGCCGCAAGTTGATCCTGCCTGATTGGGTGGAGATCGAGGTGGTGCAGGGCCAGGTCACTATCAGCGGCGATGACGCGGTGGGTCTGGCTTACATGCGCAACCGGCCCGACTTCAAAGAGGCCTGACCATGATCGGCATGGATCGTCGAACGGGCCAGCCGGTTGCCGGCGTTGCGCACCTGCGGCAGTCCATCGAAGACATCCTCGGCACCACGGTCGGCAGCCGCCGTATGCGGCCCGAGTATGGCTGCCAGCTGCGGCGCTACGTCGATCTACCGGTCAACGATGGCTGGAAGAGCGCCGTACAGGCCGAGGTGGCGCGCGCCTTGGGCCGTTGGGAGCCGCGGCTGCGGCTTGAGCGTGTGCGGGTGCTGGCGGTGGTTGGCGGCAAGATCGATCTGCAGTTGACCGGTGAGTACTTGGGCGACAGCGCGGTGTTGGAGGTGAGTGTATGAGCGCAGTGGATTTGTCGCAGTTGCCGGCGCCCCAGGTGCTGGAAAGCCTGGATTTCGAGGGCGTTTACGACGAGGAGCTGCAGCGCTTCCGAGTGTATATGGGCGACAAGTGGGATGCGCTGCTCGAGAGTGACCCGATCACCAAGCTCCTCGAGCTGGGCGCGTACAGGCGTATGCAGAACAGGGCGCGGGTCAACGATGCTGCAAAGGCGTTGCTACTGGCGTATGCCGTGGGCGCCGATTTGGATCATCTGGCAGCCAACGTCAGCTTGCGGCGGTTGGTTGTGCAGGCCGCAGACCAGGACGCAGTCCCGCCGGTCGAGGAGGTGCTTGAAGCGGATGATGCGCTACGGGAGCGGGTGCAACTGGTCTATGAAGGTTTGACCACTGCCGGCCCGCGCAATAGCTACATTCTGCATGCGCGTAACGCCTCTGGGCAGGTTGCAGACGCAACGGCAGAAAGCCCGGCCCCGGCCGAGGTGGTCGTGACGGTGCTTGCCCTGGAGGGCAACGGGCTTGCCTCCCCAGAGCTGCTGGAAACCGTGCGTCTGCATCTGAACGATGACGATGTGCGCCCAGTAGCTGACCGGCTCACGGTGCAGGCGGCCGAGATTCTGCCGTACAGCATCGAGGCTGTAGTGCACATGGCAGGTACAGGGCCAGAAAACGAAGCGATCTTGACGGAGTGCAAGCGCCGGCTGGCGTCGTGGATCAACCCACGACGACGGCTGGGCGTCGAGGTCGCGCGGTCTGGAATCGACGCGCAGTTGCACATTGATGGTGTGAAGCGCGTCGAGCTGATCGGGTGGGAAGACATCCGCCCGAGCAAAGCGCAAGCGGCTTGGTGCGAGGACATGCATGTAACGCGGGGTGGCTGACATGAGAAGCCAGCTGCCGCTGAACAGCACTCAACTTGAGAGGGCAGTCGAGTACGCGACGGACGAAGTCACCGACGTGCCGCTGCGCACACTCTACAACCCGGACACCTGCCCACCCCACCTGCTGCACCAGTTGGCCTGGGCCTGGTCGGTGGACCGCTGGGACGACGGCTGGTCCGAGGCCGTGAAGCGTTCGGTCATCCGTTCTGCGTTCTTCGTGCATGCCTATAAAGGAACTATCGGAGCCCTGCGCCGGATCGTTGCGCCGTTCGGCTACCTGATCGAAGTAATCGAGTGGTGGCAGAAATCGCCTTTCGGGACGCCTGGCACCTTCGCGCTCAAGGTCGGCGTTGCCGATGAGGGGATCAGTGAGGAAACCTACCTTGAGTTGATCCGGCTGATTGACGACGCCCGCCCTGTCAGTCGGCATCTGGATGGGCTGGATATCAGCCTAGAAACGCAAATCCCGGCCTATCAGGCGGTCGCCGTGTGCGACGGTGATGGGTTGGACGTGTACCCGTGGGAGCCTGCAGACATTGAGGTGTACCTGGGCGGCTATGAGGCCGTGAACGAACACACCATAGACCTTCTGGACGTTTATCTGAATGGCTAATTCAAGCACGCAATTTGGCGGGTTCCTGACCAATGTTGGCATAGCCCAACAGGCCAATACCGCCGCTCTTGGCATTCCTTGGAATATCACGCACATGCTAATCGGCGATGCCGGCGGCGAACCGTCCATGACCCCGGACCCAACGCCGAATCCGGCTCAAACCGCCTTGGTTCGACAGGTACATCGTGCGCAGCTGAATGGGCTCTACCAGTCTCCGTCCGACCCGGCGGTGTTAGTAGCCGAATTGGTTCTGCCGCCGGAAACGGGTGGGTGGTGGATTCGGGAGTTGGCCCTGGAAGATGCCAACGGCAACTTTATCGCCGTAGCCAAGCCACCACCCAGTTACAAACCGTTGCTGGTCCAGGGTTCGGGCCGCACTCAGACCATCCGCATGCATGTGCTGTTCGGCAACACGGCGAATGTGTCGTTGAAGATCGACCCAAGCATTGTCCTGGCTACCCGCGACTACGTCGACACGGCGATCCTGTCGGCGCTGAACAAGCAAGACTTCAAGCACTCGGTACAAGCCTCGACCACCGCCGCTATCACACTGAGCGGTTTACAGACCGTCGACGGCGTGGCTTTGCAGTTAGGCGCCCGCTTGCTGGTAAAGGACCAGGCCCAGGGCAAGGACAACGGTATCTACGTAGTGTCGACTGGTTCTTGGGCGCGGGCGGCCGATGCCGATGCATCGGTCGAGGTCACGCCAGGGCTGTTCGTGCACGTCGAGCAGGGTACGGTGAACGGCGACAGCGTGTGGCAACTGGTCACCGATGCACCGATCACCCTGGGCACCACGGCGCTTGCGTTTGAGATGATCGCAGGACGTACGGGCGTCAATGCCGGCAGCTACACCAAGGTCACGGTAGACAAATACGGCCGTGTTGTTGGTGGTACCAATCCGTCGACCCTGGGCGATTACGGCATTACGGATGCGGTGAAACGTTCCCCTTTCGTTACGTTGATCACGAGTGGCCCTTTGGACCTGGATGTCGCTACCGCTTTCCTGTTGAGCGCTGGGGATACGGATCGTGACTACCAGTTGCCTCCGGCGACCTCCGCCAACCTGGGCGTGGAGGTGGTTGTACGGCGTACGGACAATACCGGGAACCGGCTACGAGTTAGCGCCTCCGGTACCGACAAGATCAAGTTTCACACGCACCTACGCGCAGAGGGGTACAGCTTTTTCGTACTGATGGGGGCCGGTGATTATTGGCGATTGCGCAGTGATGGAGCGGGCAGTTGGGTACCGCTGTCGCGATTCGATAACACCAGTGTTGGGCGGTTCACATTTGAGGCCGCCATTCCGCAAAACCCTGGCGGGTGGGCCAGGGCAAACGGCAGCATACTGGGCCGCGTCGATTGGCCGTGGCTGTGGGACTACGCCCAACAGTCAGGACTCATCGTTGCTGAATCAGCCCGCACTGGCTATGAAGGAGCGTGGACAAGCGGTGATGGCACGGCCACTTTCCGCTTGCCTGATATTCGCGGCGAGTTCATGCGGGTGCTAGATGATAGCCGGGGAGTAGACGCTGGCCGTGCCCCGGGCTCAAGGCAGAAAGGCTCGTTGGTCCACGGCGATAACGGCGATGGGGATAACGTCGTCTATGCCACGAACGCCCTCAATCAGAAAACCCTGCTTGGCCTCGACACTGCGTCATACACGGAGTACGCAGGGGCGACAGTGAAGTTCACTGGAAGCATGGCCGCGTCGGCGCTGACTGATGCTGACCTAATAACCCATGGCGGCGTTACCAGGCCACGAAACGTCGCTTATCCAGGGCGTATTAAGTTGATCTGAGGTAGTCATGAATATCTATATCGTTGAAAAAAACAGTGAGCTGACTGGCCCTCTGCCTTCTGTCGTGACGCCGGGCCTTGGTACGCAGGTACCAAGCGGTGCGATCGAGCTTCCCGAGCCGCTAGCCCCGGCGGAAAAGGGGCATGTTTGGACCTTAGTGAATGGAGATTTGGTGCAGCAAGAGGATAACCGGGGTACCTACTACAGCACCACGACGGGTGTCGCTTGCCTGCTGGACGCTTTGGGCCCAGTGCCGGCTGGTCTCACATCGATAGCTCGCCCCGATCAATTTCATGACTGGAGTGGCCAAGGTTGGGTGCTGAACGAGGCGGCCAAGGCCGCATATGACGCCGTCGTTGAGCGCGCTTGGCGAGACACCGAGATCGCAGCCAATGAATGGCTGGTATCGCGACACCGTGCCGAGCGTGACCTACAGCGCAATACCACCTTGAGCAACGAGCGTTTCTTAGCGTTGCTGGAGTACCTGCAGGCATTGCGCGACTGGCCAGCAGCGGGGGCTTTCCCAGGAACCGCAGAGCGTCCTGTGCCGCCACCCTGGCTGGCTGAACAAGTTCAGTAACGCCCCGCACTGACGGGGCGTTTTCCTTTCCGCTGTACCACCTGGCCTCGCTCTGCGGGGCCTTTTAGCATTTGGAGTAAAAATGGCTGGATTCTTCCACGGCGTCACCGTGACCAACGTCGACACCGGGGCGCGCAGCATCGCGCTGCCGTCCTCCTCAATCATCGGCCTGGTCGACACCTTCACCGAAGGCCCAGGCGCCACGGCAAAGGCCAATGACCTGGTGATGATCACCAGCGAGCGTGAGGCGGTCGCCGCGTTCGGCGAGGGCGCGGCGATCACCAAGGCTTGCCGCGCCATCTATACCCGCGCCAAGGCGGTCATCGTCGCGTGCGGTGTGGCCAAGCTCGAGGACGCCGCCGAGCAGATCTCAGCGATCATCGGCGGTACCAAGGCGGGTGGCCAGCGCACGGGCCTGCAGGCGCTGCTCGACGGCAAGAGCCGGTTCAACGCTCAGCCGCGGCTGCTGGTGGCGCCCAAGCACAGCGCTACCCAGGCCGTCGGCACCGCGCTGGTGGCCCTGGCCGACAAGCTGCGCGGTATTGCCATCATCGACGGGCCGAACACCACGGACGAAGCGGCCACCGCTTATGCCGGGGAGTTCGGCGCCAAGCGCGCGTTCCTGGTCGACCCCGGTGTGCGGTTCTGGGATACCGATGCCAGCGCCACGGTGGACGCCCCCAGCTCGGCCTGGGTCGCCGGCCTGTTCGCCTGGACCGACAGCGAATACGGCTTCTGGGCCTCGCCCTCGAACAAGGAATTCGTCGGCATCACCGGCACCTCGCGGCCCATCGAGTTCCTCGACGGCGACGAGACCTGCCGCGCCAATCTGCTGAACAACGCCAACATCGCCACCATCATCCGCGACGACGGTTACCGCCTGTGGGGCAACCGCACCTTGTCCAGCGACCCGAAGTGGGCCTTCGTCACCCGCGTGCGGACCATGGACATCGTCATGGACGCGATCCTCTACGGCCACAAGTGGGCCGTGGACCGCTCGATCACCGCGACCTACGTCAAGGACGTGACCGAGGGCCTGCAGGCCTTCATGCGCGACCTGAAGAACCAGGGCGCGATCATCAACTTCGAGGTATTCGCCGACCCGGAGCTGAATACCGCCAGCCAGCTGGAGCAGGGCAAGGTGTACTGGAACATCCGCTTCACCGATGTTCCGCCGGCTGAAAACCCCAACTTCCGCGTCGAGGTCACCAACCAGTGGCTGACCGAAGTCCTCGACGGCAACGCATAAGGAGCAACCTGCATGGCGATGATCCCCGAAACCCTGGCCAACCTGAACCTGTTCGTCGACGGCGTCAGCTTCCAGGGCGACGTGCCCAGCCTGACCCTGCCCAAGCTCACCCTCAAGATGGAAGAGCACCGTCCCGGCGGGATGGACATGCCGATCGAGATGGAGCAGGGCATGGAGAAGCAGGAGGCCGGCTTCACCACCACGGGCGTGCGCCGCGAGTCGCTGAAGTTCTTCGGCCTGGCTGACGGTACCGCCTTCAACGGCACTTTCCGTGGTGCGTTCAAGGGCCTCAAGGGCCGCATCACGCCCGTGGTGGTCACCCTGCGCGGCGCGCTGAAGGAAGTCGACATGGGCGACTGGAAGCCGGGCGACAAGGCTGAGATCAAGCACAATGTCGCAGTGACCTACTACAAGCTCGAGCTCGACGGCCGCCTGGTCTACGAGATCGATGCCCTGGGCATGAAGCGCGTGATCAACGGCGTCGACCAGCTCGCTGCCCAACGCCAGGCCCTGGGCCTGTAACCCCCTCACTGAAAAGGACAACACCTCATGAGCAAGAAGATCCCCGCGTACCTGCAGATTGAAGCCGACCGCGTCACCGTCCAACTGAGCCGCCCCGCGGAATGCAACGGCATTCAGGTCGACAAGCTGTCGCTGCGGGCGCCGACCGTGCGTGATATCCGCACCGCTCAGGGCACCGCCGATGGCGACGACGAACAGCGCGAGCTGAACCTGTTCGCCTCGCTGGCCGAGGTCGGCGTCAAGGACCTCGAGGGCTTGACCCTGAAGGACTACACGCGCCTGCAGGCCGGTTATTTTCGTTTGGTGCAAGACGACGGGGTTTGACCCGCGCGCTCAGAAGCGGCTGGCCAAGCGGCTGGCCAGGGAGCTGGGTTTCTCGGCGGCCGAGATCTCGGCGATGCCTTGGATGGATATCGTGTGGTGGCTCACGGACTGAGCCTGCAGGAGGGTAGCGCATGGCAAAGCTGGCGATCGCCCTGGAAATCGGCGGCGCCGTTGCTGCATCGCTTGGTGCGGCATTCGGCACTGCCAAGGGGCATATCAAGAAGCTCGAGGAGAGCGGCAGTCGCGCGAAGGTGTTGAAGAACACCATCGGCGAAACGATCAAGCTCAAGGACGAGTGGAAGAAAGCGCACGACAGCGGCTCGGCGGCGGCCTCCGGGCTGCTCCGGCGGCTTGAGGGCAACCTCGATGCGCTGAAGAAACAGGGCGTCGAGGTCGGTCGACTGTCCAAGGAATACCAGCGCCTTGGGCGTGAAGCGAAAGCTGCAGATCTGCAGCAAAAAGGCCGGCAGCAGATCAGCGAAGGCAAGTCGCTGCTCAAGCCCACGATCGCCGCTACGACAGTTGGCGTGGGTATGGCTGCGATCCCTACAACGGTCAGTGCGGGCTATCAAGCCATCATCCGAGATATTGCTATTAAGGCTGATAAGGCGAACAAGCCAGAGGAGGCGCAGCTCACCCGGACGGTGATCGGTACGGCGAAAGACGCAGGCATGAAGCGCAATGATGTCGCCGACCTGGTCAACCAGTTGGTCGGGGCCGGCATGGAACTGGATAAGGCAATGGCCTATACGCCCGTCGCGGCGAAGTTTGCGGTAGGTCAGGGGGCCAGCGGTGTTGACACAGCCTCGATGATCATGGCGTTGCAGCAGAATGCGAAAATCACCGATCCCAAGATCATGGAGCAGGCCCTGGAAGCGATCGCCTACCAGGGCCAGGCAGGTAGCTTCGAAGCCAGTGACATGGCGCGCTGGTTCCCGCAGCTGCTGGCCAGCATGGAAAAGAACGGCAGCACCGGCCTGGATGCGGTGACGTCGCTGGGCTCGATGCTGCAGGTGCAGATGAAGACCGCCGGCAGCTCGGACGAAGCGGCGAACAACTTCAAGAACTGGGTCGAGAAGATCGGCGCCGGTGATGTGGTCAAGGCCTACAAGGATGTGGGCATTGACTACCAGGCCTCGCTGAACACCGGGATTCAAAAGGGCATGTCGACCATCGAGTCCTCGATGGCACTGGCCATGAAGTACGTCGAGGCCACGGACCCGGCCAAGGCTAAGAAGATCAAGGATGCCCAGGCGGGGATCAGTAAGGAAGCCGACCCGGTGAAAGCCAAGGCCGCGCTGGACGCCTTGGAGAAAACTCTGCGTACCGGCGACCTGTTCGCGGACATGCAGGTCAAGGCCGCACTCACGGCGTACTCGCAGAACCGTGACCTCTACACCAAGCTGAAGAACGACTCGACCAACGCGACCGGGATTCTGGACAAGAACCTTGCCGAACGCCGCGAGACGTCCTCGCAGATCTGGGCGGAGACGCTGCAGTCGATCGATGACGGCATGCGCAGTGTCGGTGACGCAATCCGGCCGGTGACCGACAAGATCGGCCAGGGCATTACCTTCGTTGCACGCAAGCTGACGGAGCTATCGGACAAGCTGCCTGGTGTTGTCATGGGTATCGCGGGTGTCGCGGCGGGAATCAGTGCGCTTATCGCGGCGTACAGCACGGCGAAGATCGGGCGCGGGATGATCAACGTCATGCGAGGCCGGCGCGGGCGGCAGGGGGCGGGTGACACCGGTCTGCCGGAGACGGGCAACAAGGTGGTCGATGCCGGCCTTGGGTTGCTGGGCAAGGTGTTTAGCGGCAAGGCAGCGAATGACGCGGGCGGTGTGCTCGGTGATGAGCCGCTGAAGGTCTTTGTCGTGAACGCCCAGGGCCTCGGCGGGCCGGGTGCGGATGTTGGTGGCCGGTCCCGGCGGCGGCGTAGACGTCGGGCTGGATCGGTGCCGCGCCGATCGAGGTTGCCGGCGGCGGCGCCGGTCGGCAAGGCGGCATCGATGATGTCGTCGATGGCCGGCATGGTTGACACTAAGAGCCTGGGCAGCGTGGTGCGTAGCGTGCGCGGTGTCACAAAGGGTCTGTCGAAGGCTCCAGGCGGCAAGATTCTGGATGCCGTCCCTGGCGTGCTTGATGTGGCGCTGAATGCTGAGACGCGCAACGAGAAGGCGGAAGGCTATGGCGGCGTTGCCGGGGGTTTGGCGGGCGCCTGGGCAGGTGGCCAGGCCGGCGTGATGGCCGGTGCAGCCCTGGGCTCGATCGTTCCAGGGCTCGGGACTGCAATCGGTGGCGTTGTAGGCGGGGCAATCGGCATGGCGCTTGGCGGCCTGGGTGGCGACACGGTGGGCGGCTGGCTCGGCAAAAAGCTGTTCGGCGAGGATGAGCAGGTGGCTAAGGCCGCCAAGGACAAGGCGGCTCCGGGCGACGTCGCGCGATCGATCGCGGCTGCGGCCCTCGCTCCTACGGCGCCCGTCGTGGCCCAGGCGCTAGAGCAAGCCAAGCCCAAGGCGGAGCCGCCAAAGGTCGACCAGCAATTCTCGTACATGCCCAACATGCCGATCACCGTGCATGGCGAGGTCAAGGATCCGCAGCAGGTGTTTCGCTCGCTCGAGGGAATGATCCGCAACAGCTGGGAAACCTGGTCGCGGGAAAGCCTCGCACGGCAAGCCGCGGGTCAGCTCTTTGATGAGCCTCACGTTTAAGGAGGTGCCATGGCCTACATGGAGTCGATGCAATCAACGCTGTCGTCGTTGATCGCGGCGGGGGAGGCTGGCCGCACCAGCCTTGATGGCATGCTTGGGCCGCTCACCGGCGCCGTCAGCGACATGACCGGCGCCGCGAGCGAGCTCGAGGATTTGCCCGTGCTTGGCCCGGCCCTCGGCCAGCGTCTGCAGCGCATGATGCGCGGGATCAGCGCCGCGCAGTCAACGGTGGGCCAGGTCGCGTCCACCTACAGCCGTGTGGTGAGCGGCGTCGCGGCGGTGCAAGACCGTCTCGGCTCTCTCAAGGAGCAGGCCGGCAAGGCCTCGGCGGCGATCAACCGCATCGCCGGCCAAGCCAGCCCTGCGCTGGCGAACATCCTGCCGACCGGCGCCCTGGGGCCGTTGGCGACGCCCGCGGCCGAGGCCGTGAAGCCGTTCCCGCACCTGCTGATCCTGCAGCCACTCGATGCCAAGCTGCAGCCGTACTACTTCAACCTGGATACGGCGGCCTTCGACGAGCTGCGCCGGCAGACGTCTGCGCGCTGGGCCGGCCAAGAGCGCCTGACGCGCACCATCGCGCAGCAGGCCGTGGGGCAGGGCGATGACAAGTTGACGCTCAAGGGGGTGATCTTCACAAGTCGAAGCGGCATCAAGCAACTGGATGCCTTGCGCACCATCATCCGCCGCCTGCAGCCGATCAGCCTGGTCACCGGCTACGGCGACGTGCTCGGCACCTGGTGCCTGACCAGCGTGGACGAAGAGCAGGGCGCGCTGCTGGCCGGCGGCATCCCACGCAAGCAAGGTTTCTCACTGGAGTTCATCGCGTATGGCAACGACATGCAGAACGTCTGACGGGGATCTGCTCGATGCGCTGTGTTACCAGCATTACGGCCACCTTAACGGCACCGTGGAACTGGTATTCGCGCAGAACCCAGGGCTGGCTGATGAGCCGCAGCCTTACCGCGCCGGGGTAGTGATCGTGCTACCCGAGCTGCCGACTCCGTCGATCGAGACGGTAGAGCTGTGGACCTGATTCATCGCGACATAACGAGCCCCGCCCAGTGCGGGGCTTTTCATTTCTGGAGGGGCTATGCAGCCTACGTTTCGCATCGTTGCTGACGGCAACGACATCACGCGGTTGATCAACGACCGCTTGCTGCTGCTGAGAACCACGGACAAGCCCGGCATGGATTCCGACGAGTTCGAGCTGCGGATCGATGATCGGGACGCCGCGGTGGCCTTGCCCGCGCGCGGTGCCGGCATCGAAATCTTCCTCGGCTACGCCGGTCAGGCCCTGGCGCGGCTTGGCCGCTATACCGTCGACGAGATCGAGGTCTCCGGCCCGCCGAGCACGATTGTCATCCGCGGCAAGGCCAGCGATATGCGTGGCAGCGGCAAGACGATCCGCAGCGGCAGTTGGGAGGCAGTGCCGCTGTCGCAGGTCGTGCGCGACATCGCGGCGCGCAACGGCTGGACACCAGTCTGCCCCGTGCAGACCAAAGTTGATCGGGTCGACCAGCGTAATGAGTCGGACTTCAACTTCATCACGCGCCTGGCCAAGCAGTACGACTGCACCGCGAAGGTCGGCGACGGCAAGCTGCTGGTCATGCCGCGCGAAGCCAGCCTGAGTGCCAGCGGCAAGGCGTTCGGCGCGATCACCATCACCCCGGCGGATCTCAGCCGCTGGCAGTTTCGTCTCGGCGACCGCAACGCGCAGAAGGCGGTGAAGACCACGCATCAGGACAAGAAGACCGGAAAGCTCGCGGTAATCGAACTGGGCAATGACGACGCCCCCTCCGGTCTGCCAGGTGTGCACACCGACCGGCACATCTACCCCAACAGATCGGCTGCCCAGCAGGCGGCAAAAGCCAAGCTCGCGGCGTTCAACCGCAGCACGGCCGGCGTGCGCCTGCAGATGCCCGGGCGAACCGATCTCTTCGCTGAGCGGCTGATCAACGCCCAGGGCTTCAAGATCGGATTGGACGGCCAGTACCTGGTCGACAGCGTCGAGCAGACGTTCGATGCAGGCGGCTGGTCCACCGCGGTTGAGTGCAACGGCGGCAAGAAAGGCAAGGCGAAAGCCAAGGGCAAGAAAAAGAAAGCCAAACAGCCACTGAAGGTGGTCGACGTTAAACCGGCCTGAGTGGCAATTCCAGGAGATTCAAGATGACTGTCACCCTCAAGCAACTGCAGCAGATCCTCCCCGGCGCCGGCACTCAAGCCGGCGTTTTTCTTCCCGCGCTGAATGCGGCGATGGTGAAGTGGGGCGTCGTCACCCCATTGCGCAAGCGTGCCTTCCTCGCCCAGGTTGGCCATGAATCGGGCCAACTGCGCTACGTCCGCGAGCTGGGCGGCGACCAATACCTGGCGAAGTACGACACTGGCAAGCTCGCTGCCCGGCTGGGCAACACCCCCGAGGCCGACGGTGATGGCCAGCGGTACCGCGGCCGTGGGCTGATTCAGGTAACGGGTCACGATAACTACCAGCGCTGCGGCGAGGCCCTGGGCCTGGATCTGCTCAAGCACCCGGAGCTGCTCGAGCGTCCCGAGCATGCCGCCGACTCGGCCGGGTGGTTCTGGCACCAGGCGGGCCTCAACTCGCTGGCCGACAAGGGGCCGGCGGCGTTCGAGGCGATCACGCGGCGTATCAACGGCGGGCTCAATGGCCTGGACGATCGTCTGGCGATCTACAAGCGCGCCGAGCAGGTGCTGATCTGATGTCGCTCGGTGCGCGGTGGGTGCTGCTGTCGCTTGTGCTCGGCGCGGCCGTGGGTGCGCGCCTCGCCTGGGCGTGGCAGGCCGACGAGCTGGAGAAGCAAGCAGCGGGGTATGAGCGACAGCTTGCCCAGCAGGACCAGGCGCACGGCCGCGAGCGAGAAGCCGCTGCCAGCGCTGCCCTTGATCAACTGCAGATCCAGCAGACGGCCCGGCGAGATCTGGAAGATCGCCTGCAGCTGCAGGACAAAACACACTGGAAGGAGATGAACGATGTTCAACAAGCTCAGGCTCGCCTGCGCGACCGGCTTGCTACTGCTGATTTGCGGTTGTCAGTCCTGGTCGACGCCGGATCCATTGCCGCCCAGGGTTGTGACGGTAGGGGGCGAGCGCCCGCCGGCACCGCGGGCGTGGTGGATGGAACCCTACGCGCCCAACTTGACCCAGCGCATGCTCGAAGCATTATCGCCATCACCGACGAAGGCGATCGAGGATTGATCGCGCTCAAGGCCTGCCAGGCCTACGTGCGCGAAGTCACGAAGTAGAAAAAAGCGAGCCGGGCGGACGCGTCGATCACCCGCCCGGCCCGGTTGGGATACTGAACGATCTCAACGATGATTTGGCAACCCCGCCGCCGGCCATAACTTCGGGTGGTAGAAGATGACCTGATCCGAAATTTTCATCCAGCGCTCCGCCCGTTTCTTCCACTTGCAGCGGCAGGCCTTCGGCGGCAAGGCCACGAGTAGACGTTCGGCCCCTCTACTGCAGCCCGGTCAGCAACCTGCTGCGCATCGAGGAGCAACTATCTGCCGCGTAGCAGCGTCTCGCTGGTGCATGTCGAGAACTTGCGCTGACTCATCTGCTCTGAGCGCCATGACCGCGCGCGTAAGCTATTTGGTTTTTACGAAAGTTGAGAAATTAGCATTTGTATGTGGGGGGAGTTTGATAATTCTATGAGGTCCTTAAGAATTTTTGTCGTGTCACCGGCTCGTTTAATGTACTCCCAGATGGGAAGCTTTTTAATGGTTTCTTCTTTCTCTTTAACAGGTGTGTCTTTCGTGTCAACCAATGATGATAGCGCTTCTTTTATTGCGTTAATGTCAGTGTCTGCAGGCAGGCCAAGTTGATCCTGAATGGTTGCTGCGCCGGATGTTCGCTGTCCGATAGCGCAATTTCTTATGGCGTCGATGCTGAATTTGTTGTCTTCAACATGTCCTGATATATCTACCCCGACACCGCAATTCTCGATGCTTCCTATCGTGAAAGTATTGTTCTTAATCATGGCTCATCCTCAGCTATCAGTTGAACGAAGGTTTATGCATCCTCGGCTGTTATTAAAGCAGGCTTTCAGCTGATGAGCAGGGACTGGCAGGCGGTTGGCTTGGGGAAGCCGTTTGATGCGGAACCCATGGGCGCCTGTCGGTTACCTGATGTGGACCATTGACGTAGGAAGATTCTCACAGTTTACTGTATGAATATACAGCCATTCGTTCGGATTGATCTGTCATGACCATCACTTTCCTGGGGACGCCGACAGGCGGTCCTGCGTTGCTGCCGGTGTATGCGTTCCGTGTGCCGGCGGGTTTTCCTTCGCCGGCGGCGGATCACCTGGAGCGCCATATCTCCCTGGACGAGCTGTTCGACCTGCGTGCTCCTCACGTGTATCTGGTGCAGGTGGAGGGCGACAGCATGCAGGGCGCCGGGATCTTCTCGGGCGACCTTCTCATCGTAGATCGCAGCAACGAAGCCGAGCACGGTGATATCGTGATTGCCGCGATCAACGCCGAGCCCGTGTGCAAGCGCCTGTACCGGCGCAATGGGGTGCTGATCCTACAATCGGAGAATCCCGCCTACCCACCCCGGCACGTCATGGAAGGCGACGACCTGGTCATCTGGGGTGTGGTTCGCTACAGCGTGCGCGATCATGCCCAGTGACCAGGTGTTCGCCCTGATCGACTGCAACTCGTTCTACGCGAGCTGCGAGCGCGTCTTCCGGCCGGATCTGGCCAAGATCCCCATCGTGGTGCTGAGCAACAACGACGGCTGTGTGATCGCCAGGTCGTATGACGCTAAGCCTTACGTGAAGATGGGCGAGCCCTATTTCCAGGCCAAGGAGAAGCTGCGTCGGCACGGCATCGTGGCGTTCTCGTCTAACTATGCACTGTATGGCGACATGAGCGAGCGGGTCATGTCGCTGATTGAGTCGATGGTGCCCGCGGCCGAGGTCTACTCGATCGATAAAGGTAAGGTGTAGGGTACGGGCACCCACACAACAAGGTATCAACCATGGACATGA